CGCTAATGGAAACTCTGACTTCTTGACTTGTTTGTCGATGTCAGATCTGCGTAAGTTCGCTCTCCAGCGCAGCAGTAGCCGCGTGGCGCACGTTACGCGCTCAGTCGATAATTCCTCCAGAGGTTCGACTGTTAAGCGGTGTCACGATTGCTCTCGGAGCGATCGTGATACCAAGGAAACGATCCACAATGGGTTGCTGTTGCTTCGGGTCAGGTACGGTCTTCCGTATTCTGAGCTACCGGACTGCAATCCTGGTGAACTATCTCGTTTCCTCTCTTTTCTTTTGCTACAGGGTAAGGAGCGGACCTCTGTAGCCTTCCCTCGCTGCCAGCGGCGAGGGGAAAACGGCCTTTGCAGGCTGCAAAGGCTGTGTCGAAGAGATAGATGGGGCGTAGCCCACTCTGTCTCGTCAATTAAGAGGAACCTGCCAGCAGGTTGCTCACGGCACACTCCCTCAGTACGTTCTCAGTGGGAAGAGAACGTACTTTCTCAACCTCCCCCTTCATCCCCCGAATATCTTGCACACGTCCGGCGTGTTGCTACTCGGTTCTTCAGCTCCGGATGGGATAGGAACTATCACGACTTCGTCGGTCGTCACGTTCCTAATCCCACTGCGAGAGAGCCTAAGCTCTCTCGCGCCGACCACTTGTGGGCCGGTCGGAGATCTGATTTCTTTACCATGGCTACTCAGGAGAGCGAGTGTGGCGACTCGTTCTTAGCCAGGTACAAAGAAGTCCAGTCTGCGGGCAAGAAGCGTCCCCTTCTCATTTTTGATGAGAAGGTTGATCTACTTGCGCCAATGCACAGCATGATGTACCACCATCTATGCAAGCAAGACTGGGTTCTTTGCGGTCCTCCGACCGAAGAAAGGATGAAATCTGTCCTTGTCAACGACTACCAGACCTCTGTTGATCTGGTAGCGGCAACTGACGGTTTACGTCACGATGTGGCGCAAACGCTCCTCGATGCCCTTTTCTTCACCTCTGTGAAGATTCCTCGTTCCCTTCGGTCGTTGGCGAAGGGATCCCTTAGTCCGGTTTTCCGGGCCGAGGATGGGTCATTGAAGCGAGTCCGTCAAGGACAGATGATGGGGTCCTACCTCTCTTTCCCCCTTTTGTGCCTCCAGTCTTACTGCGCTGCCTCCTGGGCCGCGCGGTTCGATAGTGGAGCTCGGATTATCGTGAATGGGGATGACTGCGTCATCTCGGCATCACGGTATATCACTGTGCAGGACTACCCTGATGGGTACCGACTCAACAATGATAAGACAATCCGAGCGCAGAATGTCGCCGAGGTCAACTCGACGTGCTTTCTGCGGCAGGGGGGAAGGTGGCGTGAAGTACGCCACCTAAGGAGAGGAGGAGCTCCTACCGATTACTGTGGCATGATGCACATGGCGAAAGCCGTTACATCTGCTCAGTGTTGGGTCGACGCCTTCCAGAGGTGTCGAATCGGTAGGAGATGGGGTTTCCTCCCTTCTCAACTTGGCCATTTTGGCTACCCGGCTCATTTGAGAGAGTCGGGCCTCGGGGTACGTAGAACTTATACGTCCTTGCCTGAACCGGTCGTTGACCGTTCGTTTCCCGAGGAGTTGCTCGTGATCACTGGAAGGGATCCGAGTCCGTGCGAGGCGGAGGCCTTGCGGTCGTCTTTGTGGGCGCACGGAAGAATGGGAGGTTTGAAGAGAGACGTATGGAACCCGTCCTGCGGTTTCATACGTCGGAGTTACTCATATCGCAAGCTTAAGCGAATGAGTGCGCTTTCCTTTGTCTGGAAGCGTCCTGCCTACAAGGCGGAAAATGAGCGGGGCTGGTTTGTCGTTCCGGCGACTTTCCAGTCTGACGAAGAAAGGAGAGGACTCGAAGACTTGGCCCGCCTGCGGGCCGAGTGGGACTCAGGTTTCATTACCTGTGGTCCTCTGGACTTCGAGTGTTAGTTCCGTGGGAACCACATCGTTTCTGGGCAGTTGCATTACAAATGAAATCCTACACGCATGTCTTTCAGGGCTGGTGTATGACCAGTCTGATGGCAAACGGCGGGCCTCCGACTAGTGCGCCGGAAGGGTGCTAGTTTAAGAAAGGAGATAATACCTGACGCTGGGTCGTGATCCGTAGATCATCCACTAGGGGCCACAAAGTGCCGCATCAGATTGTAACGAATGGCTTTCGGGTTGGAGCCGCTGGCTGAGGAAACTCAGGAGCACCTTGCCGCGAGGTAAGGCGTCCAGCGCTTTTCCACCTGTTTGACTAAACGTGAAGGAGAGTAAAGAGTGATTGTCGCGGGGTCCGGTTCCAGCCGGACAGGGCAACTGCTGGTGAGTCTGTTTAGCACCGTCGGGGTGCGGACAGTGGGTCTTTATTGACCATTAGCTCCACC